CAAACGGAACAGAGGCTCGCCACCGCTACTGCACGGGCCGGATGTCTCAGTTTTCGGATACATACGCATACAACGGCAGCGAGTATGTTCAGTCGCCAAACGATGTTGGCCGCGATGCTGGAACGTCGATGCAAAGCGGCGTAAAGCTGCTGACAAAAGGCATTCCGGATCTTGGCGTGAAGCCAGGCTTGTGTCTTGAATCAGAATGGAAGTACGGCACATACGAAACCAAGGCCAGTCGATTCGCAGAGCGAGCCAAAGGGCTGACAATCGATGGATCTTGGGTCAGTGAGCACGGTCCAATGCCATCGTGGGACCAAATGCTGATCGCGTTATCCGCAGGCGGAACGGGACACATCGGCGTGTACTGGGCTCCGTCATTCAGCCGCGTCGAATCGTATTCCGTCTGGAGCAGAAACGCGACTGGCGGCGGCGGTCATGCTGTCGAGATAATCGCTGCCGTTGAGCTTCGGGGCACATGGCATCTGGTTGTTTGGAACTCGCACGGCAATGGCTACAAGCTAATGCCGCGTGCGAATTACGAAGCCTACCAGCGGAATCAGTTTGCCCCGTTTGGTGGCTATTTGCTGATGCCTGACAAGCCAGTCGAACGTTTTCACAATCGAGTTGTCAGTGGCGGGGGATACTTCAGCCCAAGTAAAGGAGTGGCATGATGAATACAATCAAAGATGACGCTCCGAATCACGGCGGCGTAGAAGTCGTGGCAACGTGGACCGTGTCAGCGTGGGATTGCATGAACGTCGCAAGGTGGTTTGGGCGTGGCGTGCCGCTCGGTCACATTCCATCGACCATTCGCGATCTGATGCTGGCTGGCTTTTGCCTGCTTTTTGCAATCGGATGCGGAGCGGCGGAACTGCCATCTCCGGAACTTCAGGCCCGAGCGTCTGAGCTGTCTGCACTGCTGACATCAACCAAGACTGTAGAGACAAAGTCAGACGAGATCCTGAAAGTCGTCGAATCAAATACAACCGCACTGGCCGCGATCAAAAGCCAGATTGATGCACTTCAGGTCGTTTCCAATCCTAACGGAAAGGATGGTGATCCAGAGTCTGCCCCTGAGTCCCCGGCAAAAGCGAACGACACCCCAAATCCTCTCAAGGTCGCTACGCCGGGGACTTCTTCTCGTGTTGCTTCAGATGGCACGGTTCTGCGGTGGAATATCGAAGGCAATTGGAATCCGACAATCCTTCAGACATCAGCACATTTGCGTGAGCATGGCATCAACACGGACGGCATGACTCACCAGGAGATGGCCGACATTCATGCGTCGATTCATGACGGCAAGCCAGTCGCGATGAAATCAAAGCCAGTGCAGATGATCAATCGAGGATCGAATTGCCCTGGCGGAGTCTGCCCAACGAACACGCGGCAGCGGCGTGGATTGTTCGGGGGTCTGTTTCGATGAGTTTCATCAAGCCGATCGACCTGCGACACCTAAACATCCGCGAAGCAATTCAGGCGGTGATCAGTGGACGCATTGAGCGTATTGAGTTTTCAGAGACGGTCAATTTGAGGCTGAAGCATGATGGCGAACAGGCAATCTTGACAATCACAGACGGTACGGTCGAGGTTGATATTCCGGGGCCAATCAGCCCGGACGTTTTGAGGGTGACGGCGTTTGAGGATCATGCGTTGGTGGATCTGAGGTTGAGTCAGATCAGGGTGAATTACTGATGAGTCTTGAAAACGCAATCATAGCTGGAGTGATCTTCGAGCGTGGAGTCATTACGCAAGGCCGCACGTTGGCTGCTGACGGTCGAGACGAGCGACTGCACATCAATCATTACGGCCGCAAGATGTTGAGGCTTGCTGAGCGTGGGCGAATTAAACCAACGGACTCAAACGAGGACATCGCGGCGGCATTATCATCCGGCGTTTTAGTGTGGCTGTTCTGGCAAATCGCTCCAGACCTGCTGATGTGGATTGTCGAAGCGATTAGACGAAGAATCTGGCAACAGGACTGACAACAGGAATTGAGGCGAATGTGGATCGACGAAACAGCAAACGAGCATCATTTACGGACATGGATTAAGCATTGTCCCGCGATGAAACTCGTGAGCACATTGGACGGGCAAATTCTTTGGGCCAATGCAGCGTTTTGTGATTGGTCACAGTACACATTGACGGAGTTAAGGCGGCTCACATGGATGGCAATCAGCGTGCCTGACAAAAGTCTGGAAGCTGATGTTGATGAGGCGAGAAACCTCGATGCGTACAATCCAACGTACCAAGTTAAGAAGCAATATATCCCCAAAGGCGCGAAGCCGGAGTGGGGCCAGTTGACAGTTATGAGATACCCCTTGTCGGGTGAGATTGAATGTTGTCTCTGCACATGGGAGCCACTAAAAAACGGGACGGCTACAGCGTTCGCAATGGCAATGGAACACACTCAACGGCTGGATGCGAGAATTGAAGCGATGACGATGGAACTCAGGGCAGTGACAACGCAGACGGATGAGGACAAGTTCGTCCTCGGAGCAATCAGAATGGTTCAGCGATATCCCAAAATGACAGCCGCGTGCGTCGCGTTTGCGCTGTCGATTTTCGGTCTGAACAATGTTGTGGAATTGTTGCAGCGAACAGGGGTCGTGAACCTTCCAGTCAAGGTCACGATGCAGGAACAAGTCGGACAGTAAACGCGGATCGTTGATCCGCTGTTGATTTTGGGGGAGTGGGTATGAGCGTCGAAGCAGTCATCTCAACGCAGGTAATTGACACGACATCGGTCGGCAGGTCAGTGATGACTGCTGCCGATGCGGCTGCGGTGCGTACGGCTGCGGGTGCTCAGGTGACGCTGGTTAGCGGCACGAACATCAAGACTGTAAATAGCACCTCATTGCTGGGGTCTGGTGATATCACTGTTTCAGCGTCTCCAGGCGGCGCGTCAGGGGAAGTGCAATACAACAACGCTGGAGCACTTGGCGGAATGGCTGCAGTCGTCTACGCGACGACTGTGACACATGTCACGATGACCGCTCAGGGAGCTACAATTGTTCCGCTCTGCGTCAAAGGGGCGGCATCACAAAGCGGCAATCTTTTTGAGGCACGAAGCAGCGCAAACGCACTGTTATTTTACGTAACCTCAACCGGGGCGGTTGTTTCCGCAAACAACATTACGATTGCAACGCAGTTAACCGCGAACGATACAGCGCTACGGCGAATCAGTTCAGGTGTGTTTGAAATCAATAACACAGTGAGTGGAACACTACGAGACCTGCATTTACGCAACCTCGGACTGAATGGCGCTATTAGTGCCGGCGGTGGTGTTGGGATCGCATTCATCGCGAACGCAACAACAGCACCGACGACAAATCCCAGCGGCGGCGGCGTCCTGTATTGCGAAGCAGGCGCTCTGAAATTTCGTGGATCTTCCGGGACTGTCACAACTTTGGGGCCAGCATAATGGACAAAATCACGATCACAATCACGCGCGGCTGCGACGCCGAAGGCAACGGCGGAACAGTCGTCGACAACGCATCGGCTATCCTCGGATCAATGCCGGACGCAACGCCAATCGTAGACGTGTTGGTGGCTGCTTTTGCAGATGCTTACGGTGTCTATGAGGTTGATTCGGTGCCGGTCAATGGATACCGCAATCTGTCCTATAGGGTGCGGCAATACATGACCGAGATCGTCGGAGCGTACGCATCTAAAACGGCAGCAGCAACGGCACAAACGCAAGCTCAGGCAGCAGTCACGCAAGCACTGGGATCAGTCGTAATTCTGGAGTCATAAATTGGCAACGCAGACAATTGAATTCAGATCTGCACCGACACAAACAACCACCGCAAAGTTGTTTGCGGTTGGCAGCGATACGCAGGTTGCGTCCGTGACAGCAACTGAGGCCACTAACCGCAAGGGCACATACGCAGCGGCCTACACAGATGTCGCGGCTGGAGAGTATGAGTTGATCGCTTTCGTTGGTGCGGTTTCGGTGGCTCGATGGTTCGTGACTTTGACCCTGACCACAGCGACGTTTCAGGTTTACGACAAGTCAAAAACGGAATTGATCGCGGCCAACGCGGTCAACGCTTCGTCCCTTGCAGCAGACGCGATCACTGAGATCCAGTCGGGCCTTGCGACACAGGCCAGCGTTGACGACCTGCCAACAAATGCCGAACTTGCGACTGCTTTGGGGACTGCTGACGATGCTGTCCTCGCGGCGATTGCGACTGTGCAGAGCGACACGAACGACATCCAGACGCGACTGCCAGCGGCACTGGAAAGCGGAAGAATAACAGCGGTACTGGACTCCGCTAGCCGTTTGGCGATCTGGAATACACTGACCACAGAAACATTTACAGCAGATTCATTCGGTGAGCTGCTGATTATCAGCGATGGTACAAACGGCAGAGCGGTGAAGGTTACTGGGGCTAATCATATTGCTGCCGATGTCCACGACTGCCAGGCGGATGGGTTGAGTGGTAGTACGGAGATTGCTGCGATCAACACATTTGCCACACGAGTGACGACAGGATTGGTGCAGGATGGGGCTGTCTACCAATTTACTGCGAACATGCTGGAGCTTGCCCCGAGCGGTGGTGGTGGTTCTAGTGTCAATGTCCTTCCAGCAACTGGCATTGTTGCCGATCGATCTGCTGGAGCGACATTGATTCCGGTTGTTGGCGAAACGATCAGTCAGTCAATCACGCTCTACCGGACGGACGGAACAACGGCTATCAGTCTGAGCGGAAAGACATTGGTAATCGTGTTTGAAACATTATCTGGCGTCGATGTGGCTACGGTTGCAAGTGGGAGCATCACGATCAGTGGGGCCAGTAGCAACATCGTCACGTTTGCCTATCCATCAGCAGTGACGGCGAGCGAGCGAACATTGCGGTTTGCTATCCGGGACGCCGCAGCACCGAGCACACTGTACATGCAGGGTGTGTGTAGCGTGGTTAGGGCACCACAGGTAGACGCATGAGGTTGAAGCTTTGCCCATGTGGTGCAGTGTTAGATGTAAGGCGCAGGGAGTGTGAGCGGTGTGGACGTGGCAAGCAGAGGGCATCAGTCAGCACGACAGAGGCAGGGTACGACGGAGCATGGAAGCGATTAAGCGTGCGGTTTAGAAATGAGAATCCTTTGTGTGAGGAATGCAAAAAGCGTGGCATTGCTACAGAAGCACAGGAGGTCCACCACGTCATTCCGATTGCAGAGGCTCCGTGGCTACGACTTGAATGGAATAACCTCATGTCGTTGTGCGTGGCGTGCCACAGGGCAATGGATCAGGCAAGACGTGAGGGGCAGTGACAGGCCGGGGGGCGGTCGGAATGTTGAGGTTTGGCGGTCGTCGATATCCCTGTAACCCACACGCATATCTCCACAAAATTGAGGTTTTAGGAAATGGCACGAGGACGAAAACCACTGGCAGCAGAAGTCAAGCACGCAACAGGGGCATTCCGGAAAAATCCAAAGCGGCAAAACAAGTCTGCGCCAAAAGCAGATGGACTATCGCCAGAAATGCCTGACTGGTTCGGCGAGGTGGAAACACAAAAGTGGAACGAGCTGAGTGTGGACCTTAAAGCGAACGGCGTGTTGTCATCTGATACTCGCGAAGTGCTTGTGGCATATTGCACGACTTATGCGAAATGGATCGAAGCCCGCGAAAAAGTTGCTGACACTGGACTCGCAATTGAAGGCTTTGACAAAGATGGCAACAGAACAATAACGCGAAACGCCTACGTGTCGGAAATGAATAAGTTTCGCGAGCAACTCAATAAGTTGCTTCCGGAATTGGGCCTGACGCCAGCCAGTCGGCAGAAGTTGACTAGTCTAAAGCTGGATGACAAAAAGGAAGATCCGTTCGCCAAAATCATGGCAAGAATGGGGCGAGGATGAAGCGTAAAAGCGACACACATAAGGCCGTTGATAAGTACGTGAAAGACGTGCTGAGCGGTCGCATTGTGTCGTGTGTTTCGCATCGGGCAGCAGTGCAGCGATATGTGGACGATCTTGAGCGTCAGAACAGTCCAGAGTTTCCGTATTACTTTTCGCTCGATGTGGCGTCGGCCTGCTGCGACTTCTTTCCTGAAATCCTAAAGCACTCAATCGGCAAATGTTCCGGAAAACCGTTTGAACTGGAGCCGTGGCAGTTGTTTGGCGTGTGGAATATCTTTGGCTGGAAGCGATGTGAAGACCGCACAAGACGCTTCCGCAGATTCTTTTGGACGATGGCACGCAAGAACGGCAAATCAACGCTCGGAGCTGGGATCGCACTACTTGGAGCGATGTCAGACGTAAATCCATTCACCGGGCGGCCAGAAGATGTGGCAGAAGTTGTACTTTGTGCCACCAAAAAGGAGCAGGTTCAGAAAGTGATGTATGCCGAGATTGAGCGAATGCGGGGCCAGTCGGAACACGTCAAGGCTCTTTCGACACCGATCAACAAGCAGATCACGTTCAATCACAACAAGGGCTATATCCATTGCATCGGAAGTGACAAACCGTTTGACGGCTTGAATCCTCATATGGTGTTGATGGACGAGAAGCACGCATGGAGAGAGCATCACCGGAAGTTCTACGATACGATGATGACTGGATCTGGGAACCGCTCGCAGCCATTAATCGGGGACTTTACGACGGCCGGAGATGACACAAGCCAGTTGTGGCAGGAAGATTACGACTACGCAACAGGTGTTGTTCGTGGGGAGTTCGTTGACGAGTCATACTTTTCGTACATTTTTGAACTCGATGAAAACGACGATGCTTTGAATGAGTCGTTGTGGCCAAAGGCAAACCCGAATATCAATGTCTCAATTGGTCTTGAGTCTCTGCGAGAGGCAGCAACAAAAGCCAAAACATCACCTGTAGAACTGAATAGATTTACCAGGTATCACTGCAATCGCAAGGTTTCAGCGTACGAGCGATTTATTCTGCCTGCCGAGTGGGACGACATGGCAGAGACGCTTGCATCCTGGCGACATGCGGACGCGATCACTGCAGGAATTGACCTCGGCGGCCGTGATGACCTTGCATCGTTTGCTGTGGTCGCTCGGTTTCCAATCGATGAAGATGAGGAAGGCAAAATCATTTGGCGTTATGAGTCTTTCACGCGATCCTTCATTGTCGATGAAACAAAACGCGATTTGAAAAAACAGCCGTGGGCCGGTTGGGTCGCTGGAGGTGAACTGACCGTGTCTCGTTACGTGGTAGCCGCACTGCGAGATGACTTTCTACAAGTGGCAGAAGAGCTGGGCGTTCGGGCGGTCGCATATGACCCGTATAACGCTGCACAACTCGGCGATGAGCTGTCGCAGGCAGGTTTAGAGGTTATTAAAATGCCTCAGAACTGCTTTCAGTTCCACGAACCCATGCAGGAACTGTCCGCAGCGATTAGAGAAAATAGGTTCGTACCAGAGAAGTCTGACAACATCCTGCGTTGGTGTGCTCTAAACATGATGACAACCAGCAACGCACAAGGTAAAATGATGCCAGATAAGCGGAATTCGAGCGAGAAGATCGACGCTGCCGTGGCTTTGGTGATGGGCATTAGATTGGCCATGCTGGCTCCATCGCGTCCGACAGGTTCTTTATTCATCGTTTGAAGGCCCAAATATGGAACTGTTTCGACGTTTTATCACACGAGTTGGCTCAGGTTTGGGTGCCTTTTTCGGCACTTCGCCGGAGTTTGGCACTGCTAAGTTAACGCCACGCAGGGCGATCGAATATGCACCAGTTTGGTATGCAGTAAACAAAATTGCCGGGCACTTTTCGCAACTGCCTATCAACTGCCATCGCAGGCTGGAACGCGGCAGCAGCATTGAGCGTTCTCATGCCGGCCATAAGATCGTGCACACGCGGCCAAACGACTACCAGACTGCTCCAGAGTGGAAAATGTTCGGAGCACCAAGCCTTCTGTTGTACGGCAACTGGCGATGCGTTGTTGAGCGCGAAGGCGGACGGCCAGTTGCGTTGTGGCCAATGTTGCCAGACCGCTCAAGCAGCGAATGGTTCGAGGGCAAGCGATGGCACGGCACTGTTTTGTGTAAGCACGAGCCATTAGCGGCAAAACTCGGAGTGACCGAGGATAGTCAAACGGTTTGGTTTCCGGATGAAGATGTGTTTTTTGTGCATGGCCTGAGCTTTAATGGCCTTGCTGGATTAAATGCGTCTGCGGTCATGAGCAACAGTCTTGACGCTGGATTATCGGCAGAGGATCAAGTTCGAAACCTTGCCAAAAAGGGATTCAGCGGATCTCTAATTCTTGAAGCTCCTGGCGGAATGTTTCGCAATGAAGAGGAAGCAAAGAAATTCCTGTCGATGTTTCGCGAGGCTCACGACGGTGCGGAAAACACCGGCAAGACTGCCATGCTCCGCGAAGGCATCAAGGCCAACATGGTGTCGATGAGCGGTAAGGATTCCCAGTGGATAGAGCAACGGCTATTTCAGCGGCAAGAGGCTGCAATGTGGTTTTGTCTGGAGGAGATCCTTGGCGATGATTCGTCAGTGTCTTACAACAGTCTGGCAGAGAAGCATCTGGCATACCTGACGAACTGCCTTAACCGATGGCTGGTTCACATTGAGGCTGCCTGTAATCGATCGCTGCTGACCGAACGCCAGTTGACCAGCGAAACGCATTACTTCAAGTTTAACACTAACGCTCTGATGCGAATGGACCCGCTGAAACAGGCCGAATACCTGACGAAGCTAATTGCGGCAACGGTGATCAGCCCGAATGAGGCACGCGAAAAACTGGACATGAATCCCTATGACGGCGGGGATGAATATCAGAATCCAGCAATCACAGTGACGGCACCAATGGAAGAGGATTCGCCGGACGTTCCAGAAGATCCTGAGCCGGAGGACGATTCAGAAACAGAAGCAGTGCAACGAATGGCCGTAGTCTCTCGGCTACGTCCTTTGCTGGCTATTGAGCAGCAGCGAGTGGCAGCAGCGGTCAAAACAAAAACGCCGATTCAGTCGGTTGAAAAGTTTTACGCAAAATGGCAACACACGCTGGGAGATGTTTGCGAACAACTCGGAGGAACGCCATACGCGGCCGCTGAGCACTGCCGAATCTCACAGGATGCCTTGATTGAAGTCATGAGCAAGACGGCAGCAAAGGCACTCCCAGATGCAGTTGGGGAACTCACGGCATCGTGGGGCGAGCGGGTTGAGGATTTGGCGGACTACATACTTGGAGCGACAGTATGACGGAAGGATTTGTGGCCGATCGGCCTGAGTTCGAGTGGCTGACAAAAACGTCAGGCGGTTGGCAATTCGGTGAACAGGGAATTTTAGTTGCGTTGGCGAACCTAATTAACCAGCCGGGCCAGTGCGTTGAGGTCGGGGCTGGCGACGGAGAAGGACTGCCGTTGACGATCGAGCCGTTTTACAATTACGGGCTTGATTGCGTGCTGTTTGAAAGAGATGAAGATTCAATCATGCAACTGGCTTCTAAGTTTCCAAAGGCCAAAATACGTGGAGAGTATGCTTTCGAAACAAGTTCAAATCTCGACGCAAAGGTGATGCTTTGTGTCATTGATGTGGACAGCATCGACAGTCTTATTATGGAGCATGTGTTGAGCAATCATCAGGCGAGCATCCTGATGGTAGAACATTTTGACAAATGCCATCCTGCAAATACGGATGATGTAGGGCGTGTTCCAGCGTGGCTGCTAGGCATTGAGATCGATGAAGGCTTCAAGATTCAAGACAACGCCGAAACCGTTTATTCAATTGCTTGTGATTTCAATTACACACGACTCGGGACGACACGAGTCAATTCAATTTTCGTTCATGACTCCTTAGTCGAAAAGGTTACAAAGCATGTACCAGTCTGATTTGGAAACCGGCGAAATCTTTCTTTACGACGCAATTGGTTCCTCCATGTGGGGCATGATCGACGCGGCAACAGTATTGCCAGACCTCGCAAGGATGTCAGGCCGAAGAGTCACATTGCGAATTTCATCTCCTGGCGGGAGCGTGGACGAAGGCCGGGCAATCTTTAACGCACTAAAGCGACATCAGGGCGGCGTCGATGTTGTCGTCGATTCGTCGGCGTATTCAATTGCCAGTTATATCGCAATGGCTGGTGATCGCGTGGTAATGGCAAAAAACGCAATGATGATGGTTCACAATCCGTGGACGATGGCGATGGGAAGTGCCGCCGAGCTTCGGAAGACGGCTGACGTTCTCGACAAGTACCGTGACTCGATTATTGACGCTTACACGGATAGAACGAAAAAAGACCGCAAGAAAATGGTTGCAATTCTCGATGCCGAAACATGGTACACGGCACAGGAGGCTGTGACTGCTGGGTTTGCCACGGAGGTCGGCGACATAATCGTAGACGCTCCATCGTTTGCCAAAGCGATGTACGGTTGCAAGCAAGAAAATGAACAGCTAAACCAACCAGCAGCAGGAAGTCGAACTCCTGCAAGAATTGCATCGCGCGAAATCCGATTGCAGCAGATTAAGGCGATGTTTGGGTGTTAGTGCAAAAAAAGTAATTGACAACTAAGACGGCATCTGCTTAGATGCACTCACGCGGGGAGAAATCCCGCACCGAACACAACCTTTCTGAGCAACTCGTTAGCGGCCGGAAAAGTCAAAGCGAAAACATTTCGCCGACTTTTTGCGCCGCTTTTTTTATGGCCTGAGTCGGCATC